GTAACGATATGTTTCTACTGCGTCACGTCTGTATATCTTATCTCGATGTTGTCGGTACTCTGCATCTCTTTCGAATTCATTTACTTTTAACAAGCGTTATCCCTCCTTATAAGCCCATTGATTTGATAGCGCTAATACTTTTTCTAATATTTGAACGTTTATTTGTTTGTGGCTTATAAAAACGTTCTACTGAATAGCGGAGTGCATCTATACAATGATTGTAAGTATCTACTGGCTCATTCAGATACTCATCTGTATTTTTATCCTTTTGCCATGTGTAGTTATCAAATTCTTCAATAGTTTTGAAACAACGTTCATCTATTATTATGTCGAACTGCATTAAGAATTGAAGTCCTTGAACTACTGAGCCTTTACCTTTTCTGGTAGGCTTAATACGTTCAATTCCTAGTTTTTTAATTTCTTGGATACTCTTTTGTTCTGCACTATCGGCAGTGATTTCTTCTTTAGTGTAACCTAATTGTTTAATTGTCTTAGCAATTTCATCATTTAACATTCCAGTCTTAACATATTCTTCAATGATATATAGCTTCTTATTTTCTTTATCTATTTTTACATGAACAAAAGCACTAGGATCATTCACATATCCAAAATCAAGTCCAAAGTAGGAAGGTAAATGTCTCAACTCATCTTTATTGATTAATCGTTTTTCATACTTAGGGAATACCAATTTATCTAAAGTAGCGAATTGACCTAGTGCATATATTTTGTAATAAGCTGGATTACGTCTAGCTAATAACTCTAAATTTTCACGAGTAATATCATCTAAAAATTTATTATCCTTATAACTAGATTGGCGTATCATTACACCTTCCATATCTTCGCCATGTTCAAAGAAATACTTATATACCCAATTCAATTTAGATACTGGGTTGAACATTAAGAATATTTGTTTATTCATATGTTTTTTCTCCCTTAAACGTAATGTTAACTGTGTGTAATCATTTAGTGTAAACTCAGAAGCTTCTTCCATAACGATATCCGAGATACCTTTAATTGATTTAATCTTCTCTGGGTTATCTAAACCTTTGAATAAGAATGTTGCACCATTAGGCAGCACTACCTTATTATCAGTCTTATTCCATTGGCACATATCCCATATACCGTAATCAATTAAGCAACTCTTAACGTCTTCAAACAAACTATCTTTGATTGTCGATTGTACTTTTCTTAACCACAACATACGTCTAGGAATAGGCCACTTCATTAATGCTTTAAGTACCACTTTTTGAATAACACCATGTGACTTACCACTTGAACCTCCACCATAATGTACTTCGGTGAAATTTTCGTAGTTCGTTAGTATCTCAAATATATTCTTATTGAATACTTTTTCTGGGTGATTAAAATTAAGTTTAAGGTTCGTCATTATAATCACCTATGTTGATTTCGATGTTACGTTGAGTGACTTCTTGTTTATCAGTCCACATAACATAATATTTACCTAATGTTTCTAATGCTTTAATCACATCTTTGTTTTGAGTAGGTGTTTCAACTACTTTAGCTTTTTTTATTACCCCCATAGGCTTATCATTTTCGTCGAATAGCATTTCTTCAACAATCGCAACTTGATAATCCGTTGACTCACGTCTGCCTTGTTGAGTTAGTCGTTCAAGTATCTCATCTTGTTTCATAATAAGCTTTTCTTTCTTTTCAGCGAGCTTTTCGTTAATAGCTTGTTGAATTTCAAGTTTTTTCAAGTTTTGCTCTCCGATTTGCCCAGCTGTCTTCTTGCTATATCCTGCTCTAATTGCTGCTTGTGTAGCATTTAGATCAATAATATATTCTTCGACAAACATCTCTTGTTTTTTGGTTAATTTCATCTCATATATCACCAACTCTCACGTTATTCACTTTATTTATTTTTATACAATAAAAAACCTACCTGAGTGTTCTCTCAGATAGGTTCGTTCATTTATATTTTAAGGGATGTATAAATGAGTATTTATTCACATTAACTTTTACAGAAAGGAGTACCATGAACAAAAGCATTAGGTGTAGGTTGTTTCCGCAACCCACAGGTTAATTTTAATATTATTTTTAATATTTGTTCAAAGACTGTCACATCAGTCATTTACGTCATTTTTGTCATTGTAGTAAGTATATCTTTTCGGCTAATTCATCTTTACGTGCTAAGAAGTTATTTCTATTCAATCGTGAATTAGGCATAACTTTAATAATCTCATCTCTACGCTTAGCTTTCTTTAAATGATCTAAGAATATGAAATCAACATGTCCTAACTTCTGCTGCGATTGATTAATAAATTCTACTTCTGCTAACATCTGAGCGTGTCGTTTGCTCATTCTCTCACGACGTATAACAGTATCTTCTACTTTGCTACCATTTTGCCCCTGTGGTTTAGGTAACGTCGCTTTTATGCCATACTGTGCAATCGAATTACTATCACAATCTGGTATTACGGTAATTAAGTATTTACACGTCATTTGGTAGTTATCAATCATGTTTAATATTGCTTCTTTTGAATACAATCGAGCTCCTCCTTAATCTTTATATTTACTCAATAAGATAATAAGCCAAATCACTTACGCTCCCCCTTACTCTTAATACATATCCATACTAGGTACACAATCGGTATTAATACTATCCACCAAGTCATGGAGTCACCTCATTCAAATCTGCCTGATCACCATTCAAAGCGTAATCTGAAGGTGCAGTATCAATATCGTCTTCACTTTCTAAAATAGTGATGAGTAGAGAAGTGAGATACTTCCCTAACTCATATATAGCGATTAAGAATAAATCTTTTAGTATGCGTTTAAACATCATACTTACCTCCTAATCTATGATAGTTATGCCCACAATGATTACATCTCATATATTCGATTGGACTGTTATAATCTTTGGCCATTAGATTTCCACCTAACATTTTGCAATTAGGACATTCACTTAATCCTGTGATTTTCTTATATTTCTCTTTCGCTTCTTCCTTATCCTTTGCCTCTACCAACGTCATACGTTCATTCTCTCTAGGTTGTTCTACATTTACATGCACATAACCTGTGCTATCTGTGAATTCTCTGATTAGGAATTGTTTCACTTCCCCAGCACCTCTTTTACTTTTTCTAATATGTCCTTCTTACACGTAGCCTTTATCTTTGTCTGCTGTTCCATCTTGTCTTGCATGATTTCGCTCCATTTTCTTTTTATACGCTGAAATGAGTTGGTCGATAGTATATAATTGTTCTGCTATTTTAAAAACGATTACCAAACGTTTGATAGAATTGAAATCTTCATCATAAAACTCATACATCATGTCGTAAATCATTTCTTGATTAGTGAAATAACTTTTATCTAAAAAGTTTTCTAGATTCCAAGCTTCAAAGAATAATTCGATGACATACTCTTCAAAATTATTTTGATTAAATATACTCAACCCAAATGCCAAAATGTCTGCCAGCTCATCTAATTGCACATCCAATGGCTTACCTGGTTTCTTCTTCCAATTCTTGAACGTTTCCAATGTGTTAAACCATTCAAAGAACTCAACTACATATGCAATCTTGCTGTCTTGTAAATTAAGTGTTGGAATTCTATCGTCGAATTCCTTTTGAATTTGTAATAGTTCCTTTAATTGTTCTACTGTTAATGTGTTCATTTATTGTTCCTCCAAATCACTTAATAAATTTTTAAAATCGTTAGTGCCATCGAGTTCGTCCATTTTCATAAGTACATTCTCTAGTTTTTCTAATCGACCATTATCATAATCGCTGTAATATTTACCTTCTGGCCAATGTAAATCATGTAGACTAGGATATTCTTCTAACATTTTTCTTTTTAACTCTAGCCATGCACGTTTATAGTCTTTATCTTTCATGGTTAGCCTCCATTTCATCGAACACATGGCACAATCTATCTATAAAACGTTCATTATCATATAATGAATAGCCGTTTAATTTTTCACTATCAGCAGCTTCTTTTATATTGTCAAACGCCTCTGCTTTTCTTTTCACTTCCGCCATATCATTGATAAGTTCATCACGTTGCTTCTTATAAGCGTCACGTTCATCTCTGAACTTCCACCAATCACTACGTGGATAGCTTTCATCCCAATCTAAATCATTGTTTCTAATGAGTTCCAATACTTGTTCTTTAGTTATTCCTGCCATTTACTCGTCCTCCACTTCATTTAATTCAACGTCAGCGTAATCACTGTGACGATTATAATGTACAAATTCAAAATCATTATCATTTTCTGAACGAATATCAACGTTACCCAATTCATCTATAATGTCTATTAATTCGTCAATCATTTTTCTAGCCTTCATTCTCTATCCCTCATTCCATTTAGAATTCTCTTTCAATAGTCCAGCGTCCCTTAGATCATCATTCAAACTACGTGTCCCGTCCTCGTACCACACATTTGCAAGATACCTACCGAACACATCACTCTTGTACGTCTGAACGTAGATGTCTTTATGTTCTACACATTCTCTAGTAAACGCTGTTGCCTCTTTAAACTTATCCTGTCCTCTTTCTGGCGTATCGACACCTAGCAAACGTACACGACGTTTAGCGTAGGTATCAAAGCCACAATCAAGTAATATATCTATCGTGTCCCCGTCCACAACATTGGTGCATGTTGCTTTGTAGGTGTAGAGATTGTTGATGTCCAATTAGTTATCCTCCAATAAAAAATTTTGACAATCTTCACAAGTTCTAGGATAGCCTGGTGGTTCTTTTAACTCTTTGCTACCTTCAACAATTAAGTCGTCCATCAAACAACCACAAAAATCACATAATGTACCATCTAACATCATATCTACTATTTCACCCATTAATAAAACACTCCCTGTTCCTTTTTATGTCACACTCACTAACTTTCATCGTCACTCTACTTCCTGCTACCTTAACCACAAAGCCGTTGACACCTAACTCACGTAGCTCTTGCTGTATTTGTGTAGGTGTCTTACCTTGTGTAGCATAGCGATAGCGTTGGTTAATTGTGTTGGATAATATCATGCGTTCAACTCCTCATATTCGTCTGCCCACACATACATGAGTCCGTCACTTACACATTTACTGTTGCATCTTCTTGCAATATGTCGTCGGTCAATGAACAATACACTTTGTGCCTCTACCGTACTAGCGAATTCCTCTACAATCTCATTGTTGCTATCCACTAAGTAAAGAGGTTTAGAACGCCCTGTATTTCTTCTATATAATCTGTACTTAGCAATGGTGGAAGGGAATAGGTTATCTGCTACAAGATTGTTGTATCTACTATCTCTAGGGTAGGCATGGTAACCTGTCTTTAAACCACCGATAAATGTTTCATACACAATATCAGCTGCACGATATTTACTATTCTTATAAATTACTGTGATTACACCTTTACAACCATTACCGAACTTATACTTACCATTTGGCGTTTTCATTCTTCCTAAGTTACTCACATATAGATCATATTTATCGCTATACTTCCAAATCTCATCATTTGCAACAACTTTCTCATTAAACTCTTGTTTCTTCTTAAATCTAGGTAACGTATCTGATAAGAAACATTTTAGTTTATCGTTATAGATACCATGTTTACTTTGATACCATAGTGTATTGTGTGGAATACCCGTAACATTGTGTAGATGAGATAAGTCTGTTTTGGTTACTGTATGAGTGAATGGCTCGTACATATACACCATGCTTAGTCCTCCGTTCATCATTCCATTGATCTGTCGTATATATTTTCTAATTCTTTATCAACATCAATTCCTAAATTGTTTTCGATTTCCAACATTTTTTGTTTACTTTCTCCTTCTAACTGACTTCTTAATGTTCGCCAAGCTTCATACATCAAACTGGCATCACTAAATTGATCGACCATCGCAAAGAAATCTTCGTTATCCATATAAATACTTTCTTCTTCATCTTCAGAAAACGGAGTGAATGTTGTAGTTATTTGACAAGCGTTTTGCGATTGATACCAAAAATCTACTTCATATGCCATTTTCTTCTGCCTCCCAATTCTCTATCGCAAACTCAACACTTTGCTTAGCTTTCTTTAAATCTTGCAAACCATTCTTTCTAGGCGCTCTCATTAAGTATTTGAGTGCATTACCTACGTGATAAAAGACTGACGCTGATTTGTACGTCTTACCTACTAATTCGATAATCATTCGTGCTGAGAACTTACCGAACTGATAATGTGGTGGTTCGTGTACCATGTCTTGTTCTTCCTGCATATCCACCTTACGTGTGAAAGGCTCGTTTACTTTCACAAATTTCCAATTATTACTTATCAATGGTTTCCAACCTGTTTCTGTTTCAACTTTTGCCCAAAAGTAAATACCATAATTTTTGTTAGTGCCACCTACTTCATCAACAATCGCTAAAACACTACGAGATTTATCATGACTAAATAATCTGATTACATCATTCACCTTTAAATCACTAATTCTCATTCGCCTATCCCCTTACCTTGTTCAATTTCAACGGGAACCTTGCCTTTACCATAGACAAGTTCCCAACCTCTTAATTTTTGCTTGTAGTATCTTTTACGAACAGTCGAATCTCCGACATCAAAATACTTATATACGTCACATAGTCGATATTTTTTACCACCGATATACACATCTGGAATATTTTTATATCTGTCATACATACGATCACTTCCAATGCTCATAACGAAAATCTATATCTTTAATGTCGATATCGTCGAAAATTTCTTCGGGACTTTTCTTGGCTTGCTCGATTCTGTATTCCATTTCTTCATCAGTTTCTTTAGTTGCTGGTAACTCAATCGTGCCTCTGATTAATACTTCAGCTTTGACTGTTGCCATTACTCATCACCTTCAAATTTTTGTTTTAACTCTAAATACCTTTTATATTCTTGTTTCTTTCGATACTTCTCTTCTTCCTGCTTACGTTTATTGAATTTGTAATCGAAATATTCTTTCAACACTTCTTGGTCAACAAATGGTAATTTATCTTTTTCGAATACGCCTTCAAATTGTATTTCATCATCAAGTAACATACTTCTAAATCTTGGCATATTAATTTGATATCTTTGAATAGCGTCGATGTCCGATAAATCTTCTTCTTCCTGCATATCAGTATCAATTTTCAAACAATGTATAAACACTTTTTTACTTTCGGTTACAAAAATAATCGCTGGTAATTTACTAAAAGAGTTAATACTTAAATTTACGTGAAAGACATGCGTTAATGTTTCTCCCGGTAATTTACTCATATATTCAAACTTATATTCTGGTTTTATAATTCTTTTTTTAATCTCTGATTGGATTTCAAACGGTGCTTTCATAACAAACACTCCTTATATTTTTACAATTTCTAATGCTTCTTCTGGACTATGCGCGATACCATGTATCACATTGTGTTTCTCAAAGAAATCTCTGAATTTCACTTGTTCATCGCTTACTCTACCTTTTGGCTTCTTAATCTCTACTGCGACAAATTTTCCATCAGTTAATCTCACACCGAATACATCAGGAAAGCCTTTCGGTAGCAGTTTGATTGTTCTGCCACCTACTCGAACTGTTCCAGCATTAGCACGCCAGACTTTGCAACCATTTGCGTTAAGTGTTTCAATAATTTGTTTTTGAATTTCGCTTTCTCTCACGTTGTCACTCCTAGAATAAGAAATCGTCTATCGTTGTCTGCTGTTTCAGTTCTTCTTTTCTGAACAGCTTATGCTTACGTTTCATCTCTGCTAGTTCTTCTTTTGTGACATACTGCTTAAAATGTTTATCTGCCATTCCACCTAAGTTGGTTAAGTAGAAAGTGCCATCATCTCTAGGTAGCACTCTCAACAATTTCCAACCGTCACTTTCAAATAAGTCGTAGGCGTTGGGTTGATTTTCTCTAAGCCCCATATTCAACCACAGCCTCCCTTTTGCGACGTTCTTCTAACTTCTGATTAATTAGGTCGACTAACGCTTTTTCGTCCCCATTTGCCCATCTATTTAATTTCTGAGCGTACATATCTGAACACTCA